TGAGTTGCTTGCTGTCCGTGCTTGAGCCGGGTGCGTTACTGTTTTCATTACTGTGTGAGCCAACGTCACGGTTGCGAATGCTGTGCTCAATACAGAACGAAGGGAGCGTGTCACCTGAGAACAAAAGGCGTCGAGTAGGATTTGTAATCGTACCATCGGAATTGACGTGTGGGCTACCAGTCAGTGTTGTACCGTTGAATCTGTAGGCAAAAATCGAATCTGTGTTGATGTGCTCAAATTGAAATGGGTCATCGACAAAAAGACGGACGCCACTGCTCAATGCTTCAATTGCAACAACGCGTCTAAATTCACTGGTTTCTGTTTCTTCAAAGTGTTCAGAATCAGATGCAAGCGTGGATGTCGATGCAGGCGGCCAAAATTTGTCGTCAGATGCACCAGTATCAGGAGCGTCGTAACCGATGACTGGTACGCGTGTCGTATCACGGATGAGGATGTAGTCACCAATTGCAACTGCGTGAGAACCACTACCCGTGTTAAAATCCACGCTGTTGACATCCACATACGTTTGACCTACCGTGACCTTCGTCCCTGCTTTAATTACACCTGCTTGTGAATAACTTGCAACGGATGTGTGTGCATCAATCGCTTCTCGCCCAAGGCTGTAATACAACCATCGAGGATTGTTGAGTGGCATCTCCAACTGAGCACCTTGGTGGAACACACGCCCTGTTTGTTGGATTGCAGCCTGACGCCCCAAGCCAATAACGTGGTGTCGGTGCATCGTAACCTTTGTGTCAGGTAGTTTCATGTGTGATGCAAGACCAATGAACTGGTCAATTTGTGAGAACTCACTTGACGACGCTGCACTATCGTTGTGAGCAAAGGTCGAACCACTAGCGAGTGTAGGCATACCTGTTGAGTGAATAAGCATAGCATCACCAGCAGCACTTACAATGCTAGTTGTAGTAAATCGTGGCACTACTTTCAATTTTGTAGCGTTGCTCTCAACGGTATGGTCAACAATTGTAAACACCTTATTTGTCATACCGTCAGAATAATGGTTGGTATAACCGCCTCCACCTGCTGTTTTGTGAAAACTAATCTTCTGACCAATGAGCATACCAACTGGGACTTTGAGAATAGCCTTGCCATTTTCAAATATGGTGCTATGGTTACTGTGTCCCGTTTCGGTAAACGTGATTGTATTGAAGTCAGGTGTGCTTGAACTGAATGTCGTGTCAAAGTGACAAGGCTCACCATGCTCAATGAAGATACCAGTCTCGTGCCCCATAAGGACTTCCGAGACGTCTCCTTTGTATGCCTGACTTACCATTGTATCACCTATGCTATTGACTCAGCGAGAGTCACGACTTCTATTTGAAACGTATGCCTGAAAAGGCGCTTGGTACGGTCGCTGAGGTCGGTACGTGTCTTGAACACCATGCGGTCGTAGTTGGTCGCATCGCCCTTGCGTGCAGCGTGGACGAGACGACGAATCTCGTTCTCAAGAAGTTGCAGGTGCGAACGGCTCTTGGCCGTGCGTACATCAACTGTGATGTTGACACGTGTTGTAACGAAGTTGTACAGCAAGTCAGGGACTTCTTCGTTGTGTGCTGTCTCGTACACGAGCACGAAGTCCGAACGCTGTAGGTCTTGACGCTTACCACGCTCAGGTGAGATTGTAGCAATGTCAGCGATGACAGGCTTGATGTTACCTGTGTTGGCTCGGTTCCAAGCCTCCAACTTTTCAATAACGACGTCGAGTGCTTCCTTCATGTTCATCACTCAAAGACAACTATCTCCTTGTATCTGTTCAAGATTGAGTTGGCTTCTTCTTTGAACATCTGAATCTTTTGTGCAAGCGGTACGTTCTGACTGCCCTCAGGGATGAGAACAGAACGGTCGTCAGCCATGAGCAGGTCGACAGCCACCATCTTTGTAGCAGCCTCTTCGATGGCCTTCTCCAAATATCGCTCGCCGTAAATGTAGGACACCTTGACAGCGTTGTGCTCAAAAAACGGGTATGAGTTGTTGAAGTAAATCATACCGATTTCGTAGTCAATCCACCAGTCTTTGAGACGGGCTTGGTCGCCGCCTGCGTCTGAAAACGCGCCGATGTCGGATTTGAATTGATGTTGAGTGATTGTATAGTTGGTTGCTTGAACAGGCTCAGTATTCATCCAGTGAACGTCAATCAACTGTGTTGAGTTCTTACTTGTATAACCAAATAACGCAGTTGTTTGTCCGTCAGCAACTGCAACTGCGACACCGTAGTCAGCAAAGGCGCTTGTGTCACCCGAAGCAACTGTCCATATCGCACCTGCACGAGCATACGTCATCGTTCCTGTAACAGCCGTCGTCTGACTGATTGAAATGCCTGTTGTAGCGTCTGTAGCAATTGTAGCGGATTCGCCACCTTTGGTTTGACGCATGCTTGTAATCTTCAATTTGCCGTTACCATAATCGGAATTGGCAGTTGCCAAAAATTCATTATTGACGTTGACAGACTGCGTGCCACCTGCTACGGGCAACGTGAATGCCGCACCATCGATGTCGTGTTCTTTTGTACCCCCTACCTGTGTCTCAGTCAGCGGTATAGCGCTGCGATTCGTGCGGTCTTCTTTGTTGATAAGGTCGGCAAGACTTTGTGCTGTTGATACTTTGTCGAAGCGGTCGTCCCAATTTGTAGTTCCCGTTCCTACAACCAACTGACCAAAGCCTCCGCCTCCGGGCGAAACGGCGATTCGTTTGCCACTCAATGCATTGTAGTCAGCGATTTCAACACGTGCCTCAGCACTGCATATCTCACGGTAGTCGTCGCCCTGCCACAGTTCAATGCGGAGCATCTGTTGCACGTTGCGGAACAACAGTGGCGTGCTACCGACGTAGTCGACGTAGTATCGTCGACGGTAGGGCTTGTAGGTATCGAAGTTGATGTACTCAGCAATGACAAGGCTCGGACGCCATGCGTTGTGTGTGACGTTGTCGATGCGGTCTTGTATCTCTTTGATACGTTGCTCGACATGTGATTTTGTGACGCCTCGTGTCTTACCGTTGGTAAAGGAGGCAGTGTTTTGGACATAGCCGTTGTCCGCTGTTTCATACAAGCCGGGGTTGATTGATGATACACCATCCTCGTTTACTGTGAATGTAAGTTTTACACCGCTGGTAGTTGATGTTATGGCTGTGACTGTGACCTCTTGACCCATCGGGTCAGCGTCACTGTAAATAAGTAAAATGTCGCTAACTGAAAAGCCGGTGTTTCTGTAGTCAGCACCAGTGACAAAGACTGCGTTTGCTTCCGCACTCGCTGACATCAGGACGGCTTCTTGCGGTCCGATACCAAGCAAATCAGCGACTTTCTGTGCAGTCGTGTAAACGATTTCTTCGGGGTTGAGAGGGCGTGTTTCCGCTTCACCGGGTGAGAATACTACTGGCATGCGTCATCCCCTCATCTCCCACAGAGAGTTCTCCGTCATAGACCTTGCCACCAAAGACGGTTTTGAACCGACTTCATGAGCACGTCTCCAATGTACATCGGGAATCCTGTTTGAACATCATCATCATCTCGTGCAGCCATTGCTGCTTCAAAGTCAGCGAGCATCTGTGCCTTCTGTTCCTCAGTCATACCCATACCACCCATTGCCATGTTTGCTTTTTCTTCCGCTGTGGGCCGTGAACGACCTACAGCACTTGGGTCCATCCCAAGGTCAGGTGTCTGCCCGGTAGGGTCGATTGGTTTCTCAGATTCGACAAAGTCCATACGTGGACCATCGAGCGTTTCGATTTGCACGTAATCTCCTTGCTTACGACCAAGCCCTCTATCTGAGGCTCGTGGTGCACGTTCAGGCGGTGCGCCTCCCTTGATTTGGGATTCAACCATACGTCGTTGGTCACGAATTTCTGAGAGTCTTCGTCGTAGTGAAGGGTTGGTTTCAGCCATGTCTGCTAATGCGTTTTCTTGAGCGATGAGTTTGGTAAACTGTGCTCGCAGGTTAGCCATGTTGCGCTGCTGTAGTGCTTCGTCTGTACCTGACGTCACGTTCATCGCTGCTCGCTCAACAAGTTCAGATGGACTCATTTGAAACGCAGCAGTGCCCTGTTGCTGTTGCAACTGCTCGACAGCGTTGCGTAGTCGCTGCTCGTCATCAGGACTCATACCCTGACGCTGTGCAGTCATGTCAATCAAGTTCGACAATTTTTCTTCGTCTGAGATACCCGTGACTTCCGTGTCCGAAGGGTCAACTCGTTGCTTGAAACCGGGGTCTTGCGTAACGTCTCGACCTTCGCCGAGAATACGTCGAATAAATTCTTCTTCGCTTACAGTGTCGCCTTCTATGCCAGTCATACTGGCACTGCCACCTGTCTTGCCTTGGGATGTTTCATAGCCTGCTCCACCAAGTTGAAGCCCCATACGATTCATGTGGTTCATGATGTTACGACCCAGTTGTTGCTTGTCGTTTGCATGCAATTCGCCAAACCGACGAATTAATTCATTACGAACTCCTTGTGGGTCGTCTCCTTGACGATTCGGTTGTACGTTACCGTAATCTTGACCCAAAATTTGTGTTTGAAATGCATTAGGGTCCTTTGACATCATTGAGTTCAGATACGACTCAAGCGTCTTTGCTTCTTTCGGTCCTTTCCTTTTACTACCCATGTATGGGTTTTGACCAGTATCGTCAACGACTCTCGTCTCACCACCGAATCCGACGATGCCTCCTTCGCCTGCTTCGGTCGCTATGTCTTTCTCACGACGGCCTGTTCGACTACGGAATTTCTTACCACGTGTATCTTCGATGTCAAAGGTAGCACGCTTAGCACCAATACCCCGTCCGAGTGAAGCACCACGGTCTTTGTCATCGCTCACACGCTTACCTTCACGTGAAGGCGGAGGGGCTTTGCCTTCTGATGTGTCAGTCAGTTGGTAAGCCTCAGCAAGAGCCTGTGCACGTGCAGGGGTGTTACCCTGTGCGATGGCTCGGTCGTAAATCTCTTGGCGCTTTTGTTTCATCGCCTCAGATTCTTCTGAGCCTACTACTGTCTTACCAGCAAGGTCTTCCTCTTTGACTCCCCTTAACTTGGCACCTGTTCTGCCAGTTGTCGGTGCTTCGACGGGAACGTCACGGAGTTCCTCAGCAGTTCGCTTTTCGCCTTCGGGCTTCTCAGTACGACGCTTGACTGCGTCTTTGATTTCGCCGCCCTTTCCGCCGCTTAGTGCAGCGTCCAGTTTGTCCATGAGGTTTTTACGTGAATCGTCATCACCGGGCGCTTTTCGTACTGCTATTCGCATGTTCATTCCTCCTTTGTTCCCAAATTGAAGTCCATCTTTGTTCCGCACGTTCGACAGTTGTCAACCCAACAGAAGTAAAGCATACCACACGATTTGCACCGTGTGCCTGAGCCGATGTTCAGAACGTCGCCTGTCTTTCGGTTGCGTATGCGTTGTTTACTGACTACGCCCTCAAGAGGTTTCTCTTGATTGAAGACGCTACCTGCCCCGTAGGACTCGGCCAGTCGTACGCCACGCTTCTCAAGTCGCTCGATTTCGTCGAGTCCGAGTGTTGCTGCATCCATCGTATCACCCTCAGTTCGTGGTGACAATCAGAAAAATGTTTCCCAAGATGGTGATGGGTTCAGCACCTACAATGGTGTTTGAACCTGCTGCCGCTGCCACGTCGGTCGTCAGGGTAGTCGACATTGTCGACGTGTCCTGAAAGTCTCGTGGTGCGTATGGTCCTACGACTTTGGTCGTCTTTGCCATGAGGGTTCACCTCAAGAGCGACGACCAATTGCGAGGAAACTTCCCGGTTGCACGTTGTCTTGGTCAGACGCTTGCCTAACTGTTATTGTAGTCCTTGCTGTGTCCAAAGAGCCTACATCGAGCAAATTGGTGATGTGTTCAGCAGCACCGTCGGTGGCATCGGCTGAGTCCACTTCTTGTATTACTGATGCATTAGGGTTAACCACAAATGCGTCGATTCTTGAGAAAAAACTTGTTAAGTCTATAGTCTCGGTTGCGGCTCCACCTGTGTATGTGCCTGTTACTACCATTCGGTCTCCAAAGTATGTTGGTCGTGGGTCAATTGTTACTGTCATTATTGTTCATCTCCTGTTGTTTCTGTTTCTTCTGCCACTGGTTTTTCGACCGCTGGTTCTTCGACGACTGGCTCAGGTGCTGGAGGGTTGAGGATTAGGTCAACCATGCCCAGTAGTTTGGACTTGGTCGCATATCCACCAACTGTTTCTCCACGCTCCTCAAGCCATGCGCTGATGTCCTTCTTAGTCCAACCTGAGTCGGGAATTCCATCGTCACCTGCGTCGACTGTGATACCTGCATCTCCTTCGACCTTCCACCACTTAGGGGATAGTCGATTGCGGTACGCATCGAGCCACTCTTGCGAGACTTCCATAGGGACGTTTCGCTCAGCGTAGGTTCGGCGCATACCGGGAACTGTACGTGTATGGTACGGTCCCAGTGAAGTTATTGTAGGCAAGAAGAAACACCTCAAGCCACAATCATCCAGCAAGTTACTGTGGTGTGACTTGTTCCAGTCACGGTAAACTGTGCTGCGTTCACGGTGTTGCCGTCTGAGTTTGTTGCAGTTGTTGTACCGATTGCATTCTTCATACTAACTGCGGCACTTTCTGTAACGTTGTCTCCAACGATTACTGCCAAAATTTTCGACGCATTGCCGCCAACGACCAATTTTTCATCGTTGGCTAGTGCTGTGGTAAATCGTCCACAAACTAACTTGATGCCTGCTGTTGCGTTTCCATCACTGTTGCTTGCTTGAAATCCAGTCAAAGAGCCGGGGTATGTACCTCCGAAACCTTTCAACCATTCAGTATCGCCCGTAGGTGAACCTGCATACAAGTCGAGTGCAAAGTCTTCTGTGTAAACTGCACTTGAACTCGATGTGTAAACTATTCCGCTTGTTCCTGTTGTTGCTGTCATATTTTTCATCTCCTGTGTGTGTTATCTCCATCAAACCTCAAGACAAGTCTCGGATTGAACCGTGGCCTCCAAAGAAAGTTGTCCAAATTTCACCCATGGTTCGGTAAAGTCCTTCTTGACCGAGGCGGTTGATGGCGAATGGGTCTCCAGTTTCGATACCTGACTCAAAGTATTGAGTTGGTTTTGCGACACTAAAGTGTAGGTAGTCAGTGTCCAAGAAGTACATACGGCTGATGCCGTCCTTTGTAACGTCCTTGGATGGAATGATTGGGACACCGTTGTATGTAGCGACGATGAAACCTGCTTCAACACCGGGTACACCCTTGACACCGTTGAAGGTAGGGGTGACACGCTTCTCTTCCATGAATCGCTGTTGCGCTTGGAGGAGTTGTTGGATTCGCATCAAAGTGTCATATCCAGTGAGGATGACCTTTGGATTTCCACCACGTACCCAAATCTTTTGGAAGATGTCGTCGAGGTGGTCAAGGCTGAGTACACGCTCAGTCAAGCCTGCATCGGTTGCGACGTTGACCTCAGCGTTGGACCAAGTGTTTGCATCTCGGTCAATGCTGTAAATGTCGAGGTCAGAAGCAGCGCTAACGTGTGCGGTGTTTGTAGTCTGAGAGCCTGCTGCGACTGGACCAGTACCAGTACTGTCCATTGTGCTTGAAGCGGTGACACGGTCGAGGGACTCGTAGTCGTTGCCAGCAGGTGTGTCGACGTCTTGGAGGAGCATCTTGTTGATTTCCTCAGCGTGGTGCTTACCCATTTCTTCCTTGAGAACACTGCGAATGTCACCAAGACCGTCGTCCTTGTCGTTAAGGAAGATTGCAACTTCGCTCATGTCGAAGGTGTGTGCAATGGTCTTAGGCTTTGCAGCGATGTGCTGGAAGACAGGTTTGGTGGTTTCCGGTAGTGTACCGTTCTCCGCAATACCTCCGCCCTTAGCGGAATCAGGTCGTGCGGTTACGACACGCCATCCACTTCGGTCCCAAGGCTTCTTAGGAAGGATGGAGAATGCGTTGAATTCTTGGTTCAACTGGCTCCAAACCTTTCGTCCGTAAATTGCTTGGTATGTACCAGCAGTTGTGGACAATAGTGGTGCGTCTGCTTTCAAAAGTTCACTGCCTGAATAGTGGAAGCCCATGTTTGAGCCTGCACCATAGTAGTAGCGTTCCATGTCGGTTACTGTTCTTAGATAGTTTCTTGCCATTCTTAATCACTCCATTTAGTTGTGGAATACACTTCCTGCGAGGCGGTGTACGTCATCCCAAGACATGTTAGCCATGTCCATAGTGGATGGAATTTCAACGTTAGAAACAGGTGCGGACTTTTGGATAGTTGTTCCAGTTGCACCTGATGCAAGGTTATCGATTCGGTCGCTTAGAGAAGCAACTGCCTTTTCGATTGATGCGAGTGGAGCACGAGCGTCGAATGCTTGTGCTTGTCGGCTTTCAGCCTCACTGCGCTGTTCCTTGGCGAGTCGGTCGGCGAATACATCGCTGAGAGTTCCCTTGAGTTGCTTCTCAATGGAAGCAGCCTTGTAAGCAGCGTATGCTTGCTCAAGGTCAGCAGGGGAGAGGTCCTCAGGAGACAAGTAGCCCTTTGCAACATCAGCCTTAGAGCCGCTGTTGAGTTTGCCAATTGCGCCAGTGGATGGGTTGCCACCTTCTTGTGCTCGGCCTTTAACTTGGCCTGCAAAGTAGTCAGCACCGTCAACAGAAGATGGGTTGTCGAAGCCACCAAGTTGTGCCTTCTCAAGTGCATCAAAGTGTGCACGAGCGCCGTTAATATCGACGCCACCCGACTTTAGGGTGTTTTCCATCCAGTGTAGGTAGTCTTGGGTGATAACGTCAGAGTACTCGGATTTCTCCATCTCGCCTTTGTGTTCGGCGCCGTACATCTTTTCGTCTTTGTCTTCATCAGCCATTTCTTTGCCTTTGTCTTCATCCTTGTCGTCCTTGTCCTTACCCTTCATGTGCTCTTTCAAGCCTTCGGGCATTTCACCTTTCTCCATTACGTCGAGGCGGGTGTTGATGCGGTCCAAGACGGACGACAGTTCGCTCATTGTGTTCATGTCTGTACTTTCAGTCATTGTTGTGTCCTCCTTCAATATACGGAATGTCGCCTCCGGGTTTATACCTTTTTCACAAATCGTTACCTCGTGAAGTTCCAGTTTGGAAATCTCGGTGTAATCACCGTGTTCCGAATCGGCTTTTCGCATTCGCTTGAATGCTTGTCCACCGATACTGAAACCCCTAAGGGCGCCTTTGCGAATCTCATTGGCTACTTCACGAGCCTTTTCGATGTCATCGCGTACTTCGATGACAACGAAGAGTCCAGCGTCATCGACACCGGACTTCCACAATCGACCGCTACTGTCGGTGTATTGTGGTATAACACTTCCAACTTGGATGTTGGAGTGTGCGAGTTGTACGTTGCGGAATCCGTCCGCTTTCATGAAGTTGTCAAATGCACCCTTGAGTGCACCTGTAGTGATGAGGTCACCTTGCTTGTCGACCATTTCGACGCTTGCATAACCTGCAATAACAAGGCCATTGTCGCTCTTGAGGAGCGATATGGTGCCACCGCCTTCAAACCGGGCGGATTGTAGTGGCGATACCATGACCATTGTAGTTGTTACATCCGTCATTCTATATAATCAGATATGGTAAACAGCCTTATCTTCTGTAAGTTCTAACTTACTATCAACTTCCTCGACGTCTTTCGATTCTTCCTCTTTATCTTTCCTGTCACGTTCAATATCACGCACATCGTAGTCAGGCATGGTTTTCGCATCGTCGGGGTTGGTCGGACCTGTTGGTGATTGTATGGGCGTGCCGTAGTCTATACCGAGTCCTTTGGGTCCTGACATACTCGTACCCACTTGACCTACACCGCTTTTCGCCAACAGTCGCTCAAGAAGTTCGACACCCTTCTTCATAACCTTGTTCTTCTCTTTGTCCCACGTCCCAGTGCCATGAATTTTCTTAGGTGGGATGAGAGGCTTAGCGTCACCCTTACTTTCGTGAACCTCAGCCTTGTCCTCTCGTTCTTCTATAGAAAAGTCACCCTTGAGCATGACGCCAGCAACGGGTGACCAAAACGGTCGTTGGCTTTCAGACAAACGAATCAGATAGTCATTGTCGGCTACGGGTGTGTGTACAGTCCAATACTGACCACGTGTGGTCGCCTTGTACAGAACATCACCTGCTTCAAACGATACACGAATGTGACGGTCACTTCTATAGATGTTGAGTGGACTTTGAGTCATGTCGGCTTTTGCTAACATAGCAAGGCTTTCTGTACTGACCAATGGTTCGCCCTCAGCCTCACCTTCGATGCGTGGTGCGTGAACAGTGTACACCTTTTGATTCTCAGATGCTTCACCTTCTGTTACGCTCGTGACATTGACCTTGACGAAGTCACCGACCTCATACTTTTCAGGAGCATTGAACGATGCACCAATGTCCATGTAAATGTCATCCTCAATCTTGACTGCACGGTCACCCAAGTCCTCTCCATGAATGATTGGACCTGTACCAAGTCGATACGTGTACGGCGATTCGCCTCTTCGCTCAAGCACCATGAGTGTAACATCGTTGCCTTTCTGATACATGACCCACTTGGGATGACGTGCTTCGCCTTTCATGTACGTGGACTTTGCATCACGCAACAAGATACGGTCGCTCTCGATGTTCTTGATGGCGTCAGCCAGTCCGACATCGTCGGTCAACTTGGTATCGGATGCACTTGGGGCTTCGACACCCTCAACGCTTTGCAACGCACCACGCAACAACTTGATGCGGTCTTGAATCGGCATATCATGAACCTCCTTGCCATCAAACTCAATGACCTCAAAGATGTACAATCCACTCTCACGTCGTATAACGTCAACCAAAAAATCCTTGTCAGATACCTGCTTGAACGCTTTCTTCTCTTCATCTGTAAGTGAACCCTTACTTTCGACGTCGTCATCCTTTTTTGTAACGAACATTCGCTCGCCCTCAGGATAATCGCTGACAACCCAGTCGCCTGTGAACCCACGCAGGTGTTCAAGGTCGTCGACATCAAAGATACGGTGCATCGGTTGCAGTGACGGCAAGCCCTCAGGCATATCCTTGCGGATATAATCAGGGTTGGTCAGCGAAGCCAGCAATGCAGGTCCGTCCATCTTCGTCGATATGTCCAGCAGGTTATCACTCAAAGTCGTTTGGGCTTGGTTTGAACGCGTAGCGTTTGGTTGTCGCTCAACTGAACGGTCATCGTTGTGTGCACCAAAGTGACCAAGATGTTGTTGAGGCAAGACTCTTCTCACTGAACCTCCCATAGGCGTAGCCAATCGCATTTTCTTTGGCGTCTGTGGTCGAAACTGCATACGACCGTCTCTTATATCCATGCGGAATGGAACTTCGTGCATGTGCCCTTTGTGAGAACGCAGTCCGTCTGAGTTGTAAATGGACATGATGGATGTTTCTGTGTCAGGATGTGAGGCACGACCAATCGGCTTTGACGTGAGTGCAAGCCTTTCTTTGGAGGCTTCGTGCGTTGGGTCGTACTCAACTGAGCCGTCATCAACCACAATTCCATGAAGTAAGTTGGTTAATTTGTGCATTTTCTTTTCGTCTATGAGTGGTTTGCCTGTTAATCTATGACTAACATTTTTGCCAGTATAGTGTGCATCTAATTGACGTTTATCCTTTTGGTTCGGTATTTGAATTTCCAAACCTCGGTCCGACAACGTTTCAAGCATCCGTGATACTGCCGATGCTGCGACCATTGTGGGGTTGGTCTTTAGGCTGTTAGCCCCTCTCCTCTTTCTATCAGGATGTGCTCGGACAGTTCCCAACTCAAAGTTACCTTCCCTGTCGTGAGGATAGTCAAGAAGTCCGTGAAAGTCATCAACTAATGTATCTGAAACTCCCATGGGTAAACTTGCTATGAGGTCTTGCACCGTAGCAATTCGTACAGGCGTACCTTGCTTACTGGCCTGAGTTACGATTTGTTGAATCATCCTTCGCTGATAGGGTGATGCTTCTTCGCCAAACACACGGGCTGTGGCTTTGTCCACGTTTTCGTTTGGTCCGATTTCGTGAGCATCATCTGTGTCCATGAAGGCTTTGACTTGGTCTTGTACAGCGTCATGCCTTACATGCGTTTTTTCACGAATCGTTCCCGCTGACAATGCTTCTTGTCCGTGAAAATCTTGGTCTTGAGTAGCAAGAATGTCGTTTGCTGTCTTCATGGCCCACGCCATGACGGTGTCAGGCGGTGCCATAGAAAACAAATCAAAACCCTGTTGCTCAGCCTCAGCAAGCACTTGTTTGGCTACGTTCTCGATTGCATTGATGTGACTTCGTACTTTGCCTTGTAGTGTCCTTCCCTTATCACTCAAGTATTTCTGATGTCTTCCCTTGACGGAAGAATAATGTTCTCGTTCAATGGCCTCCAAGCGCTCGTGCGCTTCGTCGATTTCGTCTTCTGATACAGGCATACCACGCGCTTGCTGTTCAATGAGTGTGTTGAGTTCGTCCTCGGCTTGGCTGTATTCCAACATTCTTGGTCTAAACGTATTTACGTGTGCATTGACCTTACCCTCAGCCAACATTGCATCTCGTTCAGCGTCCTTAATTTTGTTTTCATGCTCTTGCGAGGCTAAAAACCACGCCATCGATTCGTCATTCATACCAAGAACAGCGGGTGGTTTTGGTGGGTTGTTTTTCAGATTGCCAAGAAGCATGCGCTTCTCGTGTGCGTTCTCGCGCAGCGATTGAAGTTGTTTCAAATCGTTATCATAATTGTCTTGCGTAATTCCCTGCAACATTCCGAGTTCGTCACGGTCCGCAGCCATCTCTGTATCAGGGTGTATGCTGTGAGGATGATGAACATCCTCTTGGAACGAAGGGTTGGCAGGTGGGTGTATTGCACCAATCATTCCGGACAACTGATGGTGATGCATAGCGGAGTCTTGGTCACGGCGCATCACTCCTGTTTCAGTCGACTTCGGTCCGAATGCGTTGCGTGAACCTATGGTGTTTTCGTACCCATACCCATCAGCAACAGCATTACGCATAGCGCCACGCATGCCTTGTTCCGTAGCACCGTGCTTGGATTCCATCAGTTGATTGTAATACTTTGGAGAGGTCGTCGTGTCGTGTCGTGTACTGTTGACCTTGGCACCCGACAGTAAACTGACGCCAGTGCGCTGAATGTTATGCGGATTCAACTGAGCAGTCAGACCCGTGCTGGGGCTGATTTCAGCAACCTGCTTGGCTTCATACAGCCCCTTCTCGGTTTTACGATAACGCTTGACCGCTTCCAGTTCCGATTCAGGCGGACCGAACGGTGCCATCACGTTTTCAACAGCATCGGCAAGGCCAATCAGTTCGGGGCGAAACGCGCCTGCGTCACCTACTCCAACTATGTCACCGCCCACACGTGAACGCTCACCAGTCGTCAAAAACGACATAGCGTCTCCCTCTTCGGGCGAAAAGCGATGCGCTGCATGCATGGTGTTTAGACGAGTTGCGTGCGTCTTACCAAGTCCGCCTCTTCCCAAGAACGGTGTGGAGAAGTGATGGCTGAGCGATTCTTGCTTACCGCCTATGTACGACTCAGGATGTGCGTTCTCACCTTCGGTAGCAAGAAACGGCTGTGTGAAAAACTGAATAGCGTTTCGCAATCGACGACCATTACCTTTCATTTTTGTAGCATCCCTGTGAAAACCTACGAAGTCTTTGACAAGTTCGTCGATGCCCTCCAACGAATCAAGCAAGGCAATCGTACGAGGGTCACCTCGGTTGAGTGAATAGTATGGGTCATCGTACCGCATAAGTTTCTGACCTGCACGACCCATGTTCGCCATAGCAAACAAATCGTTGGGGGTGATTGTTTTTGCATCGCTTGGTACGAGACGACCTTTCTCGACCTTCGCCAAATACTTCAACTTCTCGCCAGTAATCCCTTGGTAAAAGTCTTTCAGTCGCTGAAATAGTTCTGTACCCTCAAGGTCTTTGTACATCTCAGCGGGATTGATGTCGTCCTGTGGAGGAGTGTAAAGACGACCAAGTCCGGGTTCGCCTGTGGCATCCACGTCACGTGTGTGGTGTGCGTGAACTGGAGCATAGCGCTGATGAAAGTTTGCTACGAAACGACCCATGGGTACTTCCATACCCAAGTCAGGTAAGAAAACAGATGCGTTGTCCTTGTTCATCGAACCGTGTTCCATCATATGTTCATAGAATGCAATCTTGTCTTTGGGACTGAGCCATTCTAATCCAAAGTAGTAATCCAGTTCACCAAGCCCGACAGTGCGGTCCGTTCCTTCGCCCTTTGTGTCAAAATCTTTCCATGTATCTTTAGCATCCGACATGTGCCGTCTTCGCATGGCTTCGTCAAAATCAGCACCTTCACGACCAAGTAACAGTTCTTCTTGAAATGCTTTCAAACCCGCAGGGCTTGCTTGCCAATTTTCAAAGTTCATTTCGTATATTGTATGATTAGACACCCGTTCCTTACCGTACATGGCAGGTGAGTACAGTGCAGTATCTCCGTGATGTCGATAGTGAGCCTCCTCTTTTCTGTCATGCTCTTGTGCTACACTTTCGACCTTAGGGTCAAGAACATTATCAAGAAAATAACGCTCCAAGACGTTGCTGAACTCAGGATGCGATTCGTCGTCGTATTCGTCATGGTTACCCCAAAGGGGATTGAAATCAGGACTGTGATAATGGTCTTCAAAAAAGTGCTCGGTTTCTGTACCCTGATGTTCTCGGCTTGGTGGTCGTATCTGTTGATGAAGCCACTGCGAACCCATGTGCACGATACTGTCGTGTGACTTAATGCGCTCAGCAAAGGGAGCACCGCCTTCAAACGATTCAGGCATCGTTTTGGGTGCTCTATCCATACCCTCCGATACCCGCATATCTGTTGACGGGTCAAGAACACCGAGAGATGCAACGTCTTCAAAAGTAGGGTCAGGCTGTTGCGCTAATGGAAAGGGAGACTGAAACGATGGGTCAGCCCCTTCTTGTTCCTCTCCACCACTGGGATTCGGAATCGTCACTTAATCACCGCCATTCATTGGCGGTTCATGCGTGCTTCCAACGCTTTCTTGAGCGATTGCGCTTCTCCGCCGCCGTCCACAAAGTGCCCTGCGAGCGTTGAAAGTGCTGTTGGGTAGTGTGGGTTCTTGTCAAGGACGTCGCTCTTTTCTGAGATAGCACCCTTGTTTGTGACATCTTCAACGTCAATCAGACGTTGGTTGGTTGAGTAGTATTGGTTTTGGACACCAGTCTCGCCACCGACTTGTACGTGGAATTGAACATCACCAAGGGCTGTTCCTTCCTTTTGGTCGAACGTGATACCTTGCTCTTTCGCAATCATTCGGCTTTCAAGTTCTTTGGCTGCCTTCAAAAGTTGGTCGACCTTTGGGCTTCGTGGTTCGTATCGTGGTCGCATGCTATCACTCCATTCCGATGTTGTTTCCTATGTTACCAGTGCCTTTTGCTTCTTCGGCAAGGCGATGAATGTCAGACCAGTCCATCGCATGGAACTCTTGATTGTTCTCAGGGATTGGAATACCACTGGCTGATTCATCTTTGAGAATATCATATGTAGCGTCACCACGAAACAAATCCGGCATGACGTCCATTGGTGCGCTGTTAGAACCGCTTCGGATAAAGCCTGCACGCTTCAAGAGCATAGCAGGGTCAGCGACGATTTGCTTGAGTGCACTGTTTTCTGCTTTGAGGATGCTAAGACTGTTGTCCATGCTTTCCATTTTTGTAATCAAAGCACCCATGAGTTTCTCAGCCGTTCCCTCTTTTACGACTTCTTCGCTCATTCAATCACCTCAAAGGTTCCTGTTGTTTCGACGTTGCATGATAGGTCCACGTCGACTTGTTCGGATTGTACCGGGCAAGACTTGTGTTGTTGATTCGTGAACTGACTGAACGCTATTGAACTTACGGACTGGCACTCCACCTGCATAGATGTCGTTGATACCACGTGATTGTGGTGTATCGGACTTCATAATCGCCTTCGATACATCTTCTGAAAGGTATTCAGCGTATTTGCTCACTTCATTGATGTGAGAACTCGCCGACACACTGTCGTTGTCTTCGATTGCTTTGAAAAACGCATCAACGTGTGAGCGCATTTTGCGAGCCATAGGGTCCATCTTCGTCAGGTCCATACGCATCCCATAACCTTCATCGTATTGAATGTTCCGTCAATTTCGCCGTATGTTGTTCATGGCTTGACTAAGTGGTGAGCCTTGTGGTCCTCGCTGTTGAACACTTGAAAACGGTGCGCCTGAACCCATGCTTGTTCGATTCTGTGGACTGGCAGGTCCACGTGGAGTACGCATTCCCATCCCCTCTCCTCCGGGCTGTGAAGCAGGTCCTTGACCTGCTCTCAAGCCTGCGCTTGCTTGACCTGCAAGTGCACCTGCCAACTGTGGTGGCATGTTACGACTTGGCAAGCCACCGGGCTGTGCCATAGGTTGGGGACCTCCGGGCATGCCTCCCATCTGAGGCTGACCACCCATACCTTGTTCCATAGGCTTGTAAATGAATCGAATGTCTCGACCGCCCTCCTCGATAAGTTCAGGCTTGAATCCGAGTTGTGCCATACGTTGTGCGATGTTGACCTCCATCTCGTCTCGTCGGAGCCGAGTGACTTCGTCTTCTTCTTCGTTTGGATAAAGTGTTAACTTCCAATCTGTAATGTCCATCTCTTCCATCAGTCGTGGGAACAAGTGGTCAGTGTACACTTTGTGACCGAACTCGACAGCACGGTTGGTGACAAGTATTTGCAAACCTTCGTTGTTGAGTCCGCCTGATTTACCTGTGTCCATCATAAACACGTTTGATACACCGTAAAACGCTGCGATACGGGTTCTCATTTCGTCACGTACGGCAATGTATTGCATTTCTTCAAGCGTGTCCATGAACTTGACCCAGTTGACACCACCACGTCCACTTTGGCTTTCGATACCAATCTTTGGAATGTAGTGCGGGTCACGCTCAAGTTTCTCATCAACACCCTTCCAAAACGACTTCATCGATTCAAGGTTGTCCGTGGTGATTGAAATCAAGCCACGTGGAACACGACGCTTGCTGTATGCTGTGTACATGTAGTTGTCCATCGCTGTAAGCGTCATAGCCTGACGCCAAAGTGTCGATACTGGTGACTTACCGTACAACTTCGACGGATTGTATTTACTCACGTGAATAACTTCACCCTTGAGATAGTATTGCGTCTTCCCTGCACCACCTGTGTTGACGTGGTGCACGTCTTCCAGTTCGTGGTTGCATATCTCACAGTTGTTATCGGTTTCGCTGTAGCCACGCACTTGATTGCGATGCAATGGACAGACTTTGTATCGTCCGCCACGCACGCCTCGCTTGTCAGCGACAATACGCATGAAGATAGGGTCGCCGCGCAAAATCTCTTTGACACGGTAAAAAGCAACCTCGTTGGTTTCAGGGTCAACGTAGTACTCTTTGACAAGAATCAAAAACGCATCGTCCATGATGTTGAGGTCGTATTCAATCTCGCGTAACACATCCATGAAGTTCTGTTCCATTGAGTTGCGTTGCTCAACAAGCCATCGACCATAAACGGTTTCGTTTGGGTCAGGGCTACGAACGTCGCCGCCACAATCAACGCATGTGTCAACGTCATGCTGGTATTCTTTTTCACATTCGATGCACTTCATGTGGAACTTCTTGTCCCAGTAATACCCACGTCGAAATATTTCTTGTTGAAGCGTTGAAAGCACCGTTCGCAGAATTAAGTTCTCAGATGCAACTGAATACAATGCAGGTATGGTAATACCTTGAACAATAACTGGCTCTTGAATACCCGTTGTGTACAACGGCATCTGAGGCTCAGGTGTACGTCGTCGTCGGAACCGGTCGGCCAATCGACCAAGAACACCCTTAACACGTTCTTCCGCCATTACAAATCACTTCCCCAAGAACGAATGGTGTCAGCATCGACACCCCATGCATCGAGTTTCTTTTGCACAGCATCAGCGTCGTCCTTCCAGTTTTCAAACATAACCAACATACGATACTGCTCCTTTTTCATCGTGTCATTCTCTTCAAGGAACCGCAATGCGGCCTTTGCTTGAGTCGACTTCAACTGCAAGTGCGGAAGCACTCCGTTAAGAACTTTCTTCAAATCATCTCGTGAATGGAAATTCAACCGATGCGTTGTGCGCTTGCTGTTCTTTGACATTTTTTCGTCGAGTGACAGTGTGCCGCAACCAAGTGTTTTCTGCAATCGCTCACAGTGAATGCGCCCTCTATCCCCAGTGGCTACTGCCGATGCACGAACTTCGCCACGCTTGGTGATAAAGATTGAGCCATCAGCGTCCATGAACCCCGCAGCATACGCCCACGGGTCTTTGATGACAAGTCCATCACAGGAAAGCAGAACGTATTCGCCACGCCGTGGTGCCTTAACAATGTCCATCTCTTCGCCAAACATCGAGAGTAATTTGCTCATGCGTGTGGCTGAAAGTCGATTCACGCCTTTCTCAATCAAGTTGGCAGTGATGTCACGAGCACCCATGTGCCCTTTATCTTGCAATTCTTTCTTTGCCAATTCAAGCCAATTTTTCTGTTCTTTGCTGAGTGTGTCGACTTGATGAAGTCCGCTTCGCCACATCTTGCGTGCATCCTGTCGCTGTTGCATAGCATTAACCCAAGCGCTTCGTTCTTCGTCACCCCAAACATCCTCGTAGTCATCAAGCATCTTGAGGGCTTCGTCGGCTGCTTCCCACATATGACAAGCCCGTAGCAATGTTGATTCTCTTGAGTTACCGAACGTACGTAGCGATTTGAGGTTGCGGTCACTCAAACCGAGATTGCGAATGGTGTCGGCGTATTCGATTGCCCACGGAATAGAAGATATGGTTTGCTCCACTTCTTGAGCCTTGAGTGCACGTACACTTTTGATAGCACCATCAATATCGAATTTCATGTCTTTCATCTTGCGTCGAGCACGCTTGAGGTCTTTGACAACTTCGTCAGCGCTCTTACCGAGATATGCATCAAACCACGAGTCGCCGTTTTCAGGGAACACATGTGTTTCAATCTGTAGGATAGGTTGCTGTGGTGCAGCCTCCTTTGCGATTTTGACGGCTTTCATCATATCGTCACGAAGTGAAGGGTGGCCCAAAAGTGAAGATGCAATCATTGTTGACTGCTCATGACCCATCTCAAGATGGATGTCTGACTCTCCTACAACAAGTGTCGGCCACATCTCAATCATCTCCGTATGGGTCGTAGTCAAACGGGTCAAGCAACAAACCAATCATCTCCTGTCATACGTGCAGCACCCTTGCCGGGTGAATCAAGGAACCACTTGTCGAATCCGGGTAGGTCGTCGTCGAGTAGGATAACACTGCCACGGAACTCCTTTGTTGCCCAGTTCGCCAGCGCAATTGCCATAGCCAAGTCATCGTGCGAACCGACCGATTCCAACTTACCACTCTTGGTCATTCCAAAGCGACTGAGTTGCTTTTCAAGTTCACGTGTGTACTCCTTACTACGCTCGTTGCCCCAAGGCGTTTTGATTTTGCCTTGCTCAAAAGCCATCAGCAGCGACATGAACATACTTTCCTTGCGTTGTCTTGTGGTCATAAATGTTTTGATGGGGATGTCATCTCGCATATCTTGCAATTCGGCTGCAAACATGCGCTGGAAATTGTTACCTTCAAGTTCAATTAGGTCAGGTTGGAACCGATTGTTGATGAGTAGGATGTTCTTTTTCTGTGCTGCGCCACTCAATCCCTTTTGATTAATGACGTGAACCATTTGCTTCTCCTCAGAATCGGGAAGCATACGCAAGATAACCATCGCTGTGTAGTCAGCGTTGCTATCACTGGCAATCGCAGGGTCCCAGCCGACAAAGTGCTGACCGAATACACCCGCTGCATTGCCTTCTTCGTCAAACTCTTGTTCGGCGTGGTCAAGCAACACGAGGCTTTCGTCGCGTGCCTTTTCCAACAGGCTGTTGGGGAACATACTGGAATTGTCGTGGATTGGTTCGCACAGATACTCACGAGCGAATTTGATAGCAGGCATCGACTGCTCACGCATTCGGAGTGCGTCGAGAGGCCAACGTCCCGGCCATAGTGGTTCACCATTCTCTAAGATAGCGGGATAGGTTTCGACTTGGAACGTGTCCTTCTGTTCAAGTTCAGCGTACAGGTCGTTGTACGAAAACGGTGTACCGACCATCATCATTCGACCTGTGTGGTGAAGAACAGGGAGAAGAACGGTATAGAACCAGTCGGCTGCACGTTGAAGTTCAGACGCTGTGGTTCCCCACAGGATGTCATCGCACACGACCACGTCCGGGTGGAAACCACGAGTAGCACCACCGACGGACTTCGCCATGATACGGCTACCGTTGGTGAACTCAAAGTAGGATTTTGCCCACGGCTTACCTGAGGGCTTGAGTGGTTTGAGAATGTCAGCCATGTCGATGTTGCTACGGATGAATCGCATGTGCTCAAGCGTCTGTTCAAGCGAGTGGCTGAACACCATGATGTGCGTGTTCGGATTGAACGCTGCAATCCATAGAGCATAGGACATGAAGAATACAGATTTACCGTGGTCACGGCTCGCTTTGACGCAGTAGTATCGGTGACCGTTCAAACCTTGGTCCCACGCTTCGTGATGGTCGGCGTAGTCAAAGCCAAGAATCTCGGTGAAAAAGAACTTGAACGACTTCTTCGACATCTCGATGTCGATTTCGTCAACGAGTGCCTTGACACCCTCAGTGTCACTCATTCTCCGCCTCCCGCTGCATAAACTCATTGTACAACTCTTGTTCTCTGTTTCCAAGTCGTCCCGTTCGTGGTGATGGCGGCTGCGACGGCTCTCCGCCTCCGCCCTGCTGAGATTCTTCGCTCACTTCCGCTTGTGCCACTTCCACGGAATTTGATTGATTATCACGGTTTTCAGGAGCGTTTAATTGCTGGTTGACTGTATTGTCATTTTGGTCAAAGCCTGCCGCTGGCTGAATTTGACCTTGAGGCGCCTGTGCCTGCTGTTGCGGTGCTGCTACACCAAGACCAGTTAGCAAATCAAGTGCTGGTTGAAGTCGCTCAGGGTCTATGCCTTGGACTGCTTGTACAGCAGGGTCGTCATCTCGTCGACGACCTCGACGCTTTTCTTGTTGGAATTTTGCTCGCCCAAGTGATGCTAACTCACGACCAAGTTGCTCAGCACCGGAACGTGTCGCCTGATTTGCTTCACTTGCTTGTTGTAAGCGTGCTTGTTCGGCCTCAAACCGTCGACGGTTGATGTTCATTGGGTTCATACGAGTTGCAAGACTTGGATTTTGTTGGCGGTATTCAAAGTCAGCCTGTGCTCTTTGTTTGGCATAGTCATCCTTTACTTGCTGTTCCATGTCAGCACGTGCTTGTCGCCCACGTGAAGTTGCCAAATTAGCAAGTCCTCGACCGGCTGCGCCACCTTGCATAGCACCAACTTGGAGATTTGATAGGAATCCGCCAAGACTTCGTGACTCACCTGCAAGTCCTCCCGCTAAACCTGCTAACGTACCTGTTGCGCCAAGCGCTCGACTCCGTTTTGTGCGACCACGTGCTCTATCGCCTCCCCCACGTCGTCCGCCAAAGCCGACGTTGTAGTACATCTGAGGCTTACCGTCAGGGCCAATCTGAATTTGAGGTGAAGCCTTCACGAGAATCTTGCTCATCAAACCCCTCCGCTGAACGTGACCTTGACGACCTTGACGACCTGTGGACTGACGTTCCATTCCTTAGCGATACGGTGCCAGTCGCCACGTGAGTGCAACAGTCCGTGAACGTCCATCGATGTGATACCCAAGTCTTTGGCGAATAACCCGATTGACTGAACTGAATTGAGTTGAATAGGATTGTGAGGAAGCATCTTGAGGATTGTAGCATCTTGCTTAGCGTCCTCCAGTTGGATATGCTCCATGGCTTCTGTAATTTCAGCGACTTGAGCCTTTTGAAAATCCGTCAATCGCATTTGACCTTGAGGCAAGCCATCCGTTGGTAGTGGTGCCTCAGCCATAGGCTCCGGTGTAGTAACAGGCTTTTCAGCCTGTTGCCCCGCACGAGCCTGAGCAACTGTCATGTTCGGATGTGCTGTAAAGTCGAATGTGTGCTCCTCGGCATGCCGAGGAACAACTGTTGTATAGCCACGACGCTTGTGTTCTTCGCCCAACGGTTCAAACGCCAATCGACCTTCCGGCAAGTCAGGAATTCCCATATTTTCTTTGAGTTGACCAAAGACGCGTTGACCTAACTCACGGTTACCTTCATCTCGTGAATGCTTGGCGTGAGTGTAATCATGAGATGCAAATCGTTGCTTTATCATTTCTTCAACTTCTTCGGGTGCATACCCCTCGGCTACCAGTTGTTGTGCCAAGTATCTTGGTATGGCTAACAAGTGACGGGCGTGTCGGTGTCCGCCTCGTGCGCCGATTGACCCTAAGATGTTCTGATATTCGTTCGATTGCATGTCAATGCCAAGGTCTTGTCCTATCGAATTCAGAATGTTTCCGGGCATCGAGTTCTTACGATTCTCGCCAAGCACAAGGTGCGACTTCGGCATTCTGTGCAATTTTTCAGCCTCTTCATCGGTGACATCGACGCCTTGTTCAGCGAGTTTTGCTTTGAGGGACTCCGCTGTCATACCACCTTGCTTGGTGCCAACCGTATCAAAAAGCGCTTGAGGAGCAAACTCAAGTCCCTGTAACGGATGGAAATCCGTGATAGGTCGTTCCGCACCTGCTTCAAATCGTCGGTGTCGGCCACGGTCATGAGCCACTTTGTGAAACGTCAAATGTTCAAGGTTCACGACTGGGTTGTTGAGGTACGTTTGCTCCCCGCCTCCAAAAGAATCTTGAGAAAACTGAATCATTTGGTCAAACGCTTTTGCAATTTCAGGGTCGTTGATGTCGACATTGAAAGCAGGGTTTTGCATCATGTCAACGATACGTCTGAAATAATTCTTGACAGGGTCTTGCATTTCTTCATGCATGTGATTGACACCTGAGTCGATGAAATTACCTTGGTCGGAGTGCTCAGACAAAACGTTACCTTTGTTGAGGGAATAATTGATGAGTGGGTTTTGAACACCGTCACCCGATGCTCCGCTACCCCTTGTCATTCGCATAGCACCTCCACTGTCTTTGTCAAAAGTGCCGACAGTGTTGCGTCGCCATTCAACGCTGTTGACACCGGGCAAAATGTGTGTTGCATCATCTCCATGAACGTCAGTGTGCTTCGCATTGAATGCGTCGATAGCAGGTGTCATGACCATCTGCTTGACGATTTCTTCGGCCTTGCCTTGACTGAATCCCAAAATCTTTCGTGCATACTTTGCTAAATCGTAAATCATGTAGTCCATCGGGTGAAACGTGTGTGGACGCTCACCGAGTTTTCCATCTCTGTGAGGGTTGTTTGGGTCATAATCGTTTTGCCACAAGAGTTCCTTTGAGTCATGGTCGAAACCAAACGGCGGGTGGTGTGCAGGGACGTCGCCTTCAAATTGATGATACCATGGGTGGTCGGATTCGTGTGTGCGAATAGCCTCTTCGGGGTACCACTCAGACCACGCATCGCCGTTCCTACCGCTTTTTGGGCCGTGCTTGAGACGATACGCTTTGAGAATCTCGGTCGGTTCGGGTTCAGGAAAAAGAATATGTCGGGGTGTGTACTTGAACATCAAGCCACTCTCCCGCTACCACGTGCTGCAAAGACGTGACCGGGCATACCTGATGATGACATCTCGTCGGAATCAGTGCTATCAGTTCCGCCTTGCGGGTTCGTTGTTTCTCCTCGATGACCTGCCTCCTTGTTTTTCTTGCTACCACGGGAAAGAGGTGCTTTCTTCATTCGGTCTTGTCGTTCGACGATTTTCTTCAAGTCACGAATCATTCGTCGAAGTTGTGAGATGTGAAGATAGTCTTTTGCTGACTTGAGCAGCATATTCATCTCTTTGAGTTCAGCCTTCTTGGTTTCACCTGCAAGTCGAGCAATCTTACCTGAACCCATGAATCCGGGCTTCGTAGGTGTGCGTTGCTCGACATTATGAGGTTGATGAGGCATAGCGATGTTGCCCATGAGTGCGCGCTGATGTCGCTGACCCAGTTGTTGTCGGTACTTTGCAGGGAACAATCGCAACGGTTGCTTGGTTGAAAGACCCAAGTGACCCATCTCAACAGCGAGTGGTGCTTCGGTCAGACCGCCATGTTCTGTACGTGGGCTGAGTGTACGGGATTGTCGCTTGGAGCGAATCGATGTAGCGATGTGTGGCTTACGTCCGCCGGGTGGACCTTCAAATTTTGGTTGTTGAAACGGCTTGCCATCGGCTTTCATCAACGTCGACCAAGCAGCCTCCATCGGCTCACCTGTAGCAACCAGCGGTCGGTAGCCACCCATGACGCCGTTTGTCTGTGCGCCGATTGCTTGAGACAAATCGGGTCCGCCTGTGCCGAGTGCACCCGCCATAGCCGACATATCAGATGCCATAGCACCCTGTTCAGGATTGTACATGTTCGGGTCTTCCTCTTCTTGAGGTTCTTCCATGTCTCCCATCATCGGGTCTTCTTCGGGTTTGTCGATGGTAATTTGAAGATGCGGTGTATCGCCAACTGTTTGGGTTTCTTCACGTCGGCGTATCTTCTCATCACGTCGGCGCTCCTGTTCTTCGGCATCGCCTGCACCGTGCCTATACGAATCGTCGTCATCGGATGCGTACATACGACTTGATTCTGAGCGAGGGGCGTACATACGGGTGTCAGAACCACGTCCCATACCTCCGAATCCACTTGGCATCAGTCCACCTCCCCTTCATCAATCACATCAAGAACGTCAGAATCACCACGAAGGAGTGCTTCGCGCACTCGCATCCATGTTTCGGGACTCTCTTTTGCCATTTCAACTTTCAGGATGTTGATGGTATTGGTCACAGTCTTTTCCTCAGGCTGTGCCCATTGCGATTGGAATGCCATGAGGTCTTTGATGGACTCACGAATCTCTTTGTTGAGGCGTACCATGTCACCGATAGCGTTGTCATCATGAATACTAACCTCATCCATGTAGCGAGTCAACTTGTCGTTCAACTTTTCTGTGTTGCTTCGGATAACACCGAGTTCTTCACCAACCTTAATCGACACGATTGCTGTTGAAGAACGTCGTACAAGTGGCTGGAAGTGCTCTTTCATGTGCCGATACACGGCATCTTCTGAGCAATCGACCTCGTTTGCTATCTCTTCTGTGGTCATACCCTCGTCAAAGTAGGCAACTTCGTACAACCCACGGTTGTCTGAGGTGCATATTGGACACCGATAGTTGGAACCAGTGACGTTTTCGCCTGCGTGGTTTCGCATATGTCGCTCAGCCGTGTTGGTTCTCCACCCTTTATCACGGTCCAATACACGCATATCGACATTTCCTGAGGCTATTTGTTCCTCAAGTTCGTCACGGTTGTCGTCTTGGCAAAAAGCACATGACAGTTTTGTCTGACGACCCCCCATGCGTTAGGGCAGGTAACAGCCAACGATAAGGTTTTATCAAAGATAGCGAAGAAAACAGCACATGGGTCGGATTCGTCCAGCGGGTGTACGTGTTTTGGGCGTGCCTATGAACAAAGATACTGCTGTTTCCCTTGCAAAAGCAGCACGGGACGTCGTTTTAAGGCGTAATGTACCCCCTGAAATCAAGGAAAAACGGCTTAAAATGTGCCAAAAGTGCCCTCATTGGACAGGTTCAAGGTGCAAAAAATGCGGTTGTCAGATGAAAATTAAGGCAAGTTTGTCCTCTTCTGAGTGCCCGATTGGACAATGGGGACGTTATACCGAAGAAATGCGGGAATAAATGGCACTTGCAAGAAGAACTCCAGTCATCAATGACCCCATGAGCCATGCAATCGTGTCGCTTCCGAGTGAATCGTTCTTCAAAATAAGCAACAATGTGACGGTTACAATGATGGTGAGTATCTGAACCATGACCATATCAACAATAACAGACTTTTTTGGAGCGAAAATGTCACTCGTTGTCATAGCAAACCCTTGTGAAAAGGGCATTCGTTGTCCTCTATCCATCTTATCGACCTCCAATCATGTTACGGGTGAATGAGCCGATGCCTCCGCCGACCTTTTGCATGAATCCTTCATCAGCCATGGCAGCATGAAGTGCGCTTCCCATCATTGATTGCTGAGAAACAGCAAGAATTTGTTGCTGTTCCATCTGTGCCTTGTCAATATCCTGTTGACTTTTGCCCACCATAGCATTGAATTGACTTGTAATGTTCTCAGCGCTCATCGTTTGTAGGTTGGTTGGCAAAGATTGTGGGTCCATCTTCAATGTACCGTCGTCTTCATTAAGGGTAAACGATGCATTTCGTAGGATTTCAAGCAGTGAATAGGTAACGATGTCGTTCAACATCTGTATGAGCATAGGCATCTTCTGACTGACAACAAACCTGTCAACCGGTGACTGACTTTTAAGCATAGCAAGTAGTATTTCAGCCTCACTTGGGGGTGTCATAGGTTGTTGCATATACTGTGGGTTCATACCTGCACCCTGCATGAATGCCCCTGCTGCTGGATTGGACGCCCAACCACCTTGTTGTTGGTATGCATTCTGTTGTGCAAATCCGTTTTGCTGTGGTGCGCCCAAGTTGAGTGCCCCGTTTTGCTGGTCGTTTCCTCCTCCAAATAATCCCATGTGTTCACCTACTGTTGTGGAAGCGTATATTGTTGCTGAGGTGCGTTCTGTTCTTGAACCTGTTGCCGTTCAGCCTGTTCGATACCCACTGAACCGATAGCATCACTAATCCCTACGTCTGTTGGAATCATGTTAAGTTCATCGTGGAAGTACCGAAGGTCAAAATACACGGCTGTAATGTCATTCATACCGTTGTTTGGATTTTTGTAATGTGAAATAGTAATACCTGCGTGTCGCTTAGAATCTTTTTCCAACTCGACAAAGAACGGTTCGTACTTGAGTAAAAATTCAGGTGTGTTGTTTTTCTTTTTCAAGACTGAAATGGGTACTGCGACGGTACTCACACCTTTTCTGACCATCTCACGCATACCGCCTTTCGTTTTGAGTCGTTCCTTTTCGTTCTCACCTTCCCACTTTGTCAACAAGTGGTACAAATGCAAATGCTCAGGACAGTACGTTCCTCGCATGAGCCGTCCGTCAGTGACGTTTTCACGCGCAATGAAGGCAGTAGGCTCCCCAGTAACTGGATTTTGCCAATACAAATCCCACAAACTTTCACCAGTGGACTCGTCTGTGATTTTTGCATAGAGGTTGTCGTACTGAATTAATTTTTGACAGTCACAGCCGTCGACAACACAAGAGCCTGCACTCTTGTTGTAACGGTACTTGAAGCCAGCCCACCGCAGTGGATTGAACATTGAGCGCTTGGATGGCTTGAGTAGTGCTCGTGCTTGCTTGATGTCTTTCTTGCGTGCCTTGCGAGGGTCAGGATGTCGACTTGGATAAAAATTGACTTTCGGAACTTCGATGTTGTTGCGTGCACCTGCTGCACGCATGGATTGCTGTGCACCTTGCATCTCAATCAACTGCTCGTGTGAAGGGTTCCCTTGGTGGCTCAGTGCCTTCATTTCAGCAGCATCCATTGCTTGAAGATTACCGTTCATAGCACCTCCTCGAAACCTGCCATTGAAATCAAAAACCACTACATCTCCCCCTATCTGTCGGTTAGCATACTATTTCAAAAGCCTTCCCTACGTTGAAAGCAAATCAATCATGGTGTTTTCCACGTTCCAACCGATACGCGTTGCCATCATCGAACGCATGGTTGGTATACCTGCTTTCTGCAATCGCACAAGGTCTTCACGGAACGGGTCGAAGATTCTGTGCTCACCTAACCGCTGCTGTTGCCAAAGCACGTTTGCTTGGTCATCCCACCATTGGTCGGCTTTGTTTGCAACAAGAAGAATCGACTTGGGGCAGTACTTTTTACCACGAAAACGAGCACGAAGACTTCTGTATCGGTACTGACGATGAATTAGTGCGTCACACAGATACTTGAACCCAGCCACTGCTTGAAGTGCAGGTTCTCCACCCAACTGTACACGATGGTCAAAAACGAAGATAACGGCCTCCACGTTTCGATTGACCATGTCATCAATCCAAAGGTTCCAAAATCGTTCTTCGCCACCCATATCGGAAGAATGAACGACACGTCGCTCGCCTTTCCAGCGCACTCGCTTGCGAGTAGCACGTGGTAACAAGTACTTGCCAAGAATTTTTGTGTGCGAGGTTCTTTCATCAATGGGTATATCTTCCATTTCACCGGGTGTTGTGAGATACTTATCGAGTGTTGTCTTACCGACCATCGTTGGACCGTAAATGCCAACACGTCGAGGAACCCAATAGTGGTACAACTCTCGTGCGAACACCAATCCGCCAACCATCGCCGAGCCTGCTGCCGCACTCAATCGAACCAACCACCCAGCCAGTTCGACAACTTTTCGCCAAACCACTGTGCAGTCGAATCCCAAAGACTCCAATCGCTGTGAAACTCGACAGCACTAACGACCATCGCTGATAGTACTGAAAAGAAAACGGCTTTGACCCAGCCCCATGCTCGTTCGTATGCTGTGTCGACCGTGTTGGCGATGTGCATGGCACGAAGGGTAGCCTCGGTGCTGTCATCGGTAGGCGTCTTGAAAATACGACCCATAGGGGGTCACCTCACTTTTTGTTTTTGAACGTACCGTCAGGGTTGCGCTCACGCTTTGCCTTTTCCTTTGTCTCTTCGCCAAACGTCACGCCAAGTCCCAGTGGTTCGTCGACTGATGCTTCGTGATTTGGTTCAGGATTGAAATCAGCAGTAGTTTCTTCAAAGACTTTACCTTGATAGAGTGGTGGCATCTTGCCGGGATTTTGCTCCATCCAACGTAGTTCAGCCTCAAGTTGGGCTTCTTGCATACGCAACTCCATGTCTTGTCGACGTCGTTCAAACGTTTCCTCCATACCACGGTAGCGTATACGTCGCTCTCGTTCCATGGTTGCACTGCGTGCTTTTTCATCCATGCCCTGTTGGAAGAACATCTTGAAGATGTAGTATGCGATACCTTGCACGAAGAATGCACCCATTGCATAGGTGAAACCGTTGAGTGACGATGTTTCCAAATCAATCCACATTTCAGCATCAAAAATACCGACAGCCAAGCCGACGGTTGCTGATTGCATTAGGATAAGTCCGAGTAGTCTGATTTCACTTTGGTCAACTGCTGTATTTTGAGAACTCATAGTGTCCCTCTCATAGTGTCCTAATTGCCACGCATTGATAAAATGTTCTAAGGTGGACCGAGGGAAGAGGGACTACCCTCAGTCCTTGGAGTCACGCTTGCCGTCGGTCGAAGGACCGGGACCTGAGCCTTTGGAGCCGATGACAATAACCATGCCGTGTGCAGGTTTCTTTTTCTTATCGCCATCATCGGCTTTCTTTTCTTCATCACACTTGCAGTTCTTACCGCACTTTGGACATTCCGCCTTTTGTTCTGTGCCGCAATGCATCTTGTCGAGGTCTTCAAGCGCCTTGCGAAGCATTTCGTTGCCTTCGTAGTGTGTAAATGTCATTGTCTCACCTTTGAATGTACCTGAACCGCCTTGTTGCCAAATCTGTTCTCGTCCCGTCTGACCGACTCCTACGTTTTGAATGTTTCCCACACCGCCCGAAGGGTCACCTGCAAGA